AGGCATAGCCCTATCAACAGGCACAACATGGACAACATCAATTACAAATAATTCAAGTAATTGGAATACAGCATATACAGATAGGTTAAAATGGGATGGTGGTAGCACTGGCATTGTAGCAGCTACAGGCAGAACAAGTTTAGGCGGCACAACGGTAGGGCAGTCAATGTTTACTTTGACCAATCCATCAGCTATTACCTTCCCACAGTTTAATGCAGACAACAGTGTAACGGCATTGTCGGCAGCATCGTTTAGGAGTGCTATTGGAGGGGGCACGGTTACAAGTGTTACTGTATCCGGAACAGCAGGCAATCCATTATCTATTACAAATACAACTACTACTCCAGTTATTGAATTGTTAAGTGCAACAAGTGCAAGAAATGGATATTTAACGTCAACAGATTGGACAACATTTAATGGTAAGCAAAGCACAATAACACTTACTACAACAGGCACAAGCGGAGCTTCTACATTAGTAGGTTCTACTTTAAATATACCTCAATATACTGGAGGAAGTGGCACTGTAACGAGTGTAAGTGGCACAGGTGCAATATCAGTAGCCACAGGAACAACTACACCAGTTATAAGCGTAGCAGATGCTGCATTTGGTACTGCCGGCATTGTTTCATCAACAGGTACACAGCAATTTAGTGGTGATAAAGTATTTGAAGGTATAACACAATTTAATGCAAGAGCTGTATTTAAAGATTATACCTATACTGCAACACGATTAGCAGGATTATCTTCCACAGATAGATTTGCAACTGTTACAATAGGAACAGGATTATCTTTAGCAAGTGGCACATTGTCTGCAACAGGTGGTAGCGGCACTGTAACTGAAGTAACAGGCACTTTACCAATTTCAGTTACAAATGGCACTACAACTCCTGCTATTACGATTGCCAATGCTTCAACAAGTGCGGCAGGTGTAGTTACCACTGGCACACAGTCATTTGTAGGCTCAAAAACATTTACAGGTTTAGTAGGATTTCAAAGAGCAATTCAAAGACCTTATGAATCAGTTACAGTAAGTAGTGCATCAATAACAACATCATCAACATGGGTAGTGGTTAACAATGCAGGAACAGTTACTTTAACATTTCCATCTGCTTCTTCATCAACTGGCACTGAATTTCATATTAAAACAATTACAAATAATGCTGTTATATCAGCATCAAGTAATATTGCACCATTAGCAGGAGGTTCAGCAAGTACAGCCATTCTTTCTGCAACGGCTGGCAAATGGGCAACACTTGTAAGCGATGGCACTAACTGGGTTATAATGCAAGCAAACTAAAAAACATAAACATGAAACAACTCCTTTCCCTTTTCCTCTTCCTTTTACCTTGCCTTGCATGGGCACAGTATCCGAGCAACGGCAACCAAAAAATAACATTAGGTGAACAGACGACTGCCGACGGGCTTATTTTTCGGGGTGTACTTGCGGACACAGGCATCATTACACCATCAAGTGATACAAGCGCGTACATCATTCTTGATACGGTAAATCATAGATTTTACAATTACAACCGTGCTACCAATGTTTGGAGCATGGCTGGTGTTGGTTCTATTTCATCAGGATTAACGGGCACTTTGCCTGTGGCAAATGGGGGTACGGGCGCAACTACTTTTACTGCAAATCAAATATTAAAAGGTAATGGAACGTCATCAATTTCAAATTCAAATTTATTTTCAAGCGGAACAACATTAGGTTTAAACACATCTACATTTCCAGATTTTTTTCCAAATAATTTACACATTCAAGGAACAGGTAGCACTGGTTTAGCTTTAAGTTCAACCGATGGTAATAGTTTTTTTCAATTTGTTACACTTAGTACTCCAGGATCCAGAGGTCCGATAATTCATAATAATGGATTTAGATTTGCCAAAGCATATGGAAGAAGTGCTGAAGGTTATGCTGATATAATGATTTTAGATACATTGCTAAGAGTAGGCATAAACATTGGTAATGATGGAAATCCAACAGAAACATTACACGTTGGAGGTAATGCAAGGATAACGGGGAATGTTAGCGTAGGTTCAGCAACACCAACCGCATCGGGCACGGGAATTACATTCCCATCCACACAGTCAGCCTCAACAAGTGCAAACACATTGGATGATTACGAAGAAGGGACATGGACACCAGCCTATGAAGGTTTAGCTGGTTCTGCTGGCAGCCTTGCTTATGCATCTGGTTATCCAAGAGGAAGGTATACAAAAATTGGAAGATTAGTTGTAGCAACTGGTGAAATAGAATTGACAAATAAAGGTAGTTGGACATCTGGAGTTCAAATAGCAGGATTGCCATTTAATATATCTGCAACAGAGGTAGCGCAAGGTTTTTGTATAGCTGGTTATGTTGATTTTGCGGCTGGTGAATTATATTTAAATACAAGAAATACAGGGGCTGAAAATGCATTATTTTATTTTGATAAAACAAAAGACAATGCTGAAAGAGAAATATTATTTACAACTGCGGTAAATAACAACTCAACATTTTATTTTTCGTTAACATATCAAACAAACTAAGCAAATGAAAAAAATAATCTTTTTATTTATGCCATTCATTATCAATGCTCAACAATCAACATTTGTTGAAAAAGAAATTATTTCTGAATTTAATATTCGTGAAAATAATTCTATTAATGTTAGGAAATCAAATCAAGTATGGAAGGATACTGTAATGATTTCTGAAACATACTGGCGATGCGTATTAACACCAAATGACCCAAATGCTTTTAAAGTATTAGGTAATTATGAAGAATATTTTAATCTTGCTATTGAGGCTTGGAAAGATATCCCAGATACATTAGGTGTTTTTAACACAAATTCAATTACTGATTCAAGTTTTTACGTTGGCAATTATCGCTTAAACATTAACAATGTAATTACAAATGGAAAAGTAAAAATAAATTCAAATGAAAAATTTGTTTTTGACCCTAATTTAAATCAGCCTCGAACAGTAAACATACCTTTAAATGTTAAAACTAATTTAATTAAAATAAACATTGACGGTATAAATTATTTGCTAATAAAAAATGGTAATGGCAAATATATTAGTAGAGATAAAAGTGTTAAATTTACAAAACTTGAATAATGAAAGCAGTTATACTAAAATTATTACATCAAAGCTATGAGTTCTTTGCCGTGGCATTGACTACTGGTTTTATTTTCTCATTTTTTGTTCCCATTAAAGGTTTCCTTCTTTTTACCGTTGCCGTTGTTTTTGCAGATACCATAACGGGCATCAAGGCAGCAAAGAAAGAAGGGCAAAAGATAAGTAGCAAAGGATTGTATAGGACAACGGAAAAGATAGTCGTTTATTTTGTAGCCATCCTTATTTTTGAAGGTGCAAAAAATACCTTTAATATACCTTTTCCAATTACCTACATGGTTGCAATGATGATATCTGGAACAGAGTTATTCAGCGTTGCGGAAAACATCAAGCGGATAACTAACGTTGAATTAGGGACACTAATTTCAAGATTTTTTAAAAAGTAAAAACAAACAATATGCAGACTAATTTAAAAGATGCGCTTAAAAACGCGGAGGGAATAAAATCACCAATGGGTGACATCGCTTGTTACTCAATGAACTTTGCGGAACTTGCAAGTGAAATTAATGTTCATCTTGAAGGAAACAAAGTGAAATTTACTTGGCGCGAATATATCCAACTTGCTCAAATCATTTGGGATAAAATAAAGGAGACATCCAGAGAATGCGCAGGCAAAGAGATAGAGGTAAAACTTCCAGCTAAGTTATCAATCATTGGCGCAGCCTTTGCACTGATTGGTTTTAAATTATAGGCGCAGAGAATCGCTACCTTAGTGCCAAGGGGAGGTGTATTGATTTACATCTCCCTTTAAAATATAAAAATATGAATGCAAATGATTTTGTAGTATGCGTGGATGCTGGGCATGGAGGACTTAACAAAGGCATAGGCCCAGACAAATATGTCACCTATCCATCAAAGTGTTTCCAACACAAACATGGTAAATTCCATTCGTACGGTTGGTTCTTTGAAGGAGTGTTTAACCGTGCCGTTGCTAATTTTCTTGAACAGTTTTTAATTGATTATGGCTTTCAAGTTAAAAAAGTATATGAGCCAATAAATGACACATCACTTAACAAACGTTGTCAGCTCGTAAATAGCTATGCTAACTTAGGCAAAGCTACTATTCTTGTATCCATTCACGGCAATGCAGCAGCGTCAACTACTGCCAGAGGATGGGAAGTCTTTACTTCACCAGGTGAAACAAGGTCGGATCAACTGGCAACAATGATAGGCAATGAAATAAAAGAT